CCATCGAATACAGCACGACAAGCCGAAGCGTGCCAGCCGGGGCCGTGGAACCAGATGCGACAGCCGTCGCGTAAATGTCGATCGTGTCATCAACAGAGTAGGAGTATCCGATGCCGCCTGCCGTCGAATAGATCGACTGCAAGTTGCTGCCCGAATACGCCACGCCGTGGCCAGCCCGAGCTACGCCAGAACCGGTTGCCGAGATGGCCGCAATGTAGCGGCCAGTCGCATTTCCGTCTCCGACGTTCGCCGTGATCTGCGTGGTCGTGCCAGCCGTGTCCCATGAAAAAATCACATCATGGATGCTGGCGCCGCGCGGAACCGGGACCATTTGGACGACTGCCGTGTTCGATGCAGAGAAGGGGAACCCAATCTGCACGGAACGGGCAATCATCCCACTGGCCAAGTACTTCGGCGGGTTGATGAAAAAACCTGACGCATTCGTTTGGCAAGCTGACGATGTATAAGTCGCAGCCATGATCTACTCCTTAACTGTTGCCGTCTCCGGCCTGATCCATCGAGTAAGTCACGGTCACACGAACTGTGCCACCGACAGAGGCCGAAGTCGCAGTGCCGACCACGATGTCAATCGTGTCATCGACAGAGTACGAATAGCCAAGCCCGCTTGTCATATAGGTGACAACGCCAGCCACGGAGGCAGACAGAGTACCCATGTAACGCGCCGCACTGCCGCCATCACCAATCGACCCCTGAGTGATCGCAGCGCCAGTGGCAAGTGCGTATTGCACTACCAGCCCGGCGATTTGAGCACCCTTTGGAACAGGGACCATTTGGATAACGTCACCAGCCGACTGAGCAGCAACAAACGTGTACTGAGCAGAACGGACAACCATGCCGTTTTCGATGTACTTCGGCGGGTTCAAAAAGAACCCGGAAGCAGAGGTCTGGCATGCCGTGGAAGTGAGCGTAGCCATGATGTCTCCTTATGCCGAAGTATGCGCAGCGGCATACGTCGGGCAGACGATCGTGGCAAAGTCACTACCATTGAACACCATCTTCTTCAGACCAGCGACAGCACCAGCAGCCACGCCGAACTGGTTGTCGTAGTCGAAGTAGTCTTCGACCCAATCAAAGCGCTCCGGACCCGAGCCACGACCGAATGCCATTGCCGCCGCCTGTGCGCCGCAGAAAGCCGCCACACGAGTGTTGGAAACAGCGACCGTGCCAGAGATCGCAGCAGGAACGCGGTTCGACGCATGGAGAATCACGCCGTTGTACTCACCGAGAGCACCGGTATAAATCGGGTTCTTAGTGATGTTGCCGCCCTGCAATGCGGCCTTCTGGATGTCGAACCATTGACCCGTCGCAGTCGTGACACGCATGTCAGTCACTTGCGAGTGATGAAGGAACATCACGTACTTTTCTTCGCCGTTAATCATGACCGGACGAATCGGAACGTCCATCGTCTTCGCCTTTTCCACGCACACGTCGATCAGCGTCAACGTGAACAGCATGGTGGCCGAGTTCGACAGGGAACCCGTCGTGGTCGTGCCAGCAGGGAAAACAACGTGCTGCGAGTCCGCCGCGATAGCCGACTGCATGCCGGTATAGCGAACGTCAGACTGCAACGTGTTGCCGCAGATTTGGTTGAAGAACCACGTATCGACACGATCAGCCCACCAGTCCTGCAACGAAGCACGAGCATTCTCGCGAATGTCGAACGGAACGAGTTGGCGCGTGAACTTGCCGCCTTCGCGAACCGCATGCCGAAGCTGGTTGATGAACAAGTCGTCCGAGTAGTAGTTCAGACGTTCTTCGTTACCCTCAAGCGTCTGGTCGCCCAGCACGCCAGCGCCAACCAAAAGGCGGCGAAGCGGGATACGGATACGATCGCCTTCGGACTTGCTGGTTTCGTCAAAAATTTGGATAACAGAATTGCTATCCCGGCCCATGAATTTGTACACCCAAGTCTGCTTGAGTGCTTCCACGGCCATTTTCTTAGACCACAGCTTTACCGCGAGGGAATCGCCTGTAGCAAAGGAAGTGACTGCCATGATGGCTCCAAAATATGGAATGAAATGCTCCCCCTACGCGGGGAACACGTCGGCCATCACGGCATGACGCATAACCGGGCGTCACGCCCAGTCAGCAGAGAAGGATCGCGAGTATCGCGTCTTCGTCGTCAGACACTACTTCAATATTGCCTATCTGTAAAGATAGTTGATTGATTTTTTCACCGATTTCCAGAAGTCGCGCCATATCTGGCACATCTGGAACCGTTCGCAACTGGCGAACCAGTTTGTTGTTTTCTCGTGCGAACGTCCGAACCGGTTCTGGCGCGCTCTTGGGAGCACGCATCGGGAGATGACGCCGTAGCATCGCTTCCCGAGCTTCCCAGTAGTCGTGGCCCGCACGTTCATGGCCCCCGCCCGCCCCGGGCTGTGTGACAACGACCGGAGGCGGTGTGGGACCAGTAACCCAATCAGCCGGGTTCCAAAAGTCGAACCAGAGTGCAAGTAACATTCACAGCCCTACGCCCAGCAAGTTGAGCAGACCCGGTTGCGCGGTTATTGGCGTATAGGTGATGACAATCACCCCGACACCGCCCGGTTGACCGCCCGGACAATTTACCGTGCTGCCGTTTGCATTACCACCAGCGCCACCACCACCGCCATACAAGCCGCCAGCGCCGCCCGTTGCAGCGTTGATACCATTGGACTTTGTACCGCCGCCGCCACCGCCACCGCCGCCAGAACCAGCCGCGCCGCCAGCCATATCCGTGCCGTCGCCACCCGCACCGCCCGGGGTTGCATCAGCCGTACCTACCCGACCGTGGCCACCGCCACCGCCACCACCATTGGAGCCAGCAGCGCCAGCACTGGTATTCGTGGACGAACCCCCGCCAGAGCCTGTGCCGCCAGAGTTGTTGCCGCCGTTACCGCCAGTAGAACCCGTTGGGTCGGCCCCAGCCGTGCCACCGCCGCCACCGCCGCCACCCAAGGCGTGAACAGCAGAAGCAGCGCCTAGACCTGAGTTGCCGCCAGCGCCAGCAGGACCGCCAGCGCCGCCGCCGCCGCCGCCGCCCATCGTATTAACGTCGGCAAAGTCCATCGCGCCGCCAGCGCCACCAGCGAAACCTGTTCCACCTACGCCACCTGTCCCGCCCGCACCCGCCGCCGCCGCCGTGGTCGAGTTCTTCCCGCCGCCGCCGCCGACCGCATAGTAAACACTGGCCTCCCAGACGGTAGAGCCGCCCGTTCCGCCAGTGCCCTTATTAGCAGCACCGCCAGCGCCAGCAGCGCCGATGGAGAACGCCCACGTTGCAGAGACCGCGACGTTCAATATCTTTCGATATTCACCCCCACCCCCACCCCCTGTGACTTGGGCGGTAACAGCAGAGCCGCCGCCCGCACCACCACCACCACCACCGATCAGTTCAACCGAATCGAGAGTGGCGGGGCAGTCAGCCGGTCGCGGGAACGGATTAGCCGAACCCGCAGAGAGGATGATGTATGTCGGCATTATTTCTTCCGGCCTTTAGCCGCCATTGATTCCATCTTTGACTTCCCATACTTCTTGATGCCCGCAGCCGCCGCCACTGCGGCAGGATTGCGAGCACCAGAAGCACGAGCCTTAGCCTCTACCGCAGCGAAGCGTCCACCTTGGCCTAGTGGCGCCTTGGAGTTTGGCTTCGCCATCTCAGCAGCCGCCCTTACCTTTCTGAAGACCACGCGAGTTGCCGAAGCCCCCGCCAGTGGACGGCGATTTTCCGCCGCTCTTGCCGGTCGTGGCAGTGCCGCCGCCCCGGACAGAACCGGGACCGGGAACAGTCTTGCCAGTGGTTTGCGAGCCAGTAGCGAGATTGATCTTCTTCGTCGTATGCATCTTTGCGCCCATTTCAGGCCTCCACATGGAAATTGATCGTAACGATCGCTTGAGAAACGTTCGGCTTCACCCGAGCGTTCAGCGCCGTGTTGGCACTGACCTTGATCGGCGGGTCGAACTGATGCGAGAAGCCGCCGCCGTTTGCAGCCGCATAGCCACAAACAAGACACGTTGCCGTGTTGGATGCGTCGTACACATCCACCCGAGTAAGCGTGCTGGAACCGTTGGTGACGATGAAGCCGTCGATATAGACAGAAAGTGCCGCGCCGGGAGCCGCCACAAGTGCCACAGTGGCCGATGTCGAGAGCGTGACCACCTTCGGACCGTGCGAAGCGGACGGAAGGGCGATAGAACCCTGTGCGACACGCGCCGTTCCAGAGATCGTCACCAGTGGCATTGCACTGATGTTGACCGCAGGCATGGTCGAGATGTTGACGTTACCCTGAATCGTCACCGACGCGGAGATGTTGTTGATGGTCCCGATGTTGTTGGCGCCAGCAGCAAGCACCACAGCAGCAGAGATGTTGTTGATCGTCCCGATATTCGCCGTACCAGCAGCGAGGACAGCAGCGATGGTTGCCGAGATGTTGTTGATGGAACCGATGTTGGCAGTTCCCGCAGCCAGCACCGCCGCGATGGTCGCGCTGATGTTATTCAGCGTTCCGAAGTTCGCCGTCCCAGTCCCGAGCGTCACCACGCCGACAACCGTAACCGTCGCACTGATCTTGTCAATCGTGCTGATGGTGAACGTACCCGCCACGTTGACCGTGGCCGAGATGTTGTTGATCGTGCCGATATTGGCTGTGCCAGCAGCGATGACGACCGAAGGTGTTCCGCTGATGTTCACCGTTCCTGTGACCGCCGCGAGGACAGACCCAGAGATGTTCACCGTCCCTGTCACGGCTGGCATGGCAGAGATATTGATGTTGTTCGTCACCTGTGCGAGAACCGTCGCAGAGATGTTGTTCAACGTGCCGATGTTGGCAGTCCCCGCCGCGATCACTACCGATGGCGTACCACTGATATTGACCGTGCCCGTTACAGCAGCGAGAACAGAGCCGTTGATGCTCACAGAACCCGTCACTGCCGCGAGCACCGAACCACTGATGTTCGCGTTGACCAGCAGCTTGCCGCCAACTACTGATGCGTAGGTTTGGGAACCGGTGGGGTCACCGATCGTAACAACCTGACGCATGACTGTGTTACCCGAGGATGACAGGGACAGACAGTCAACCTTCTTCCCGGTCGAATCTGCCGGAACCTGCACATAACCTTGACCCATTTCACCACTCCTTAAATTTCGCCTTTGGTACGACCGAAGATTCCATCCCAGTCGTCACGGACCACCTTGTTCAACTCAGCCTCACTCAAATCCTTCAGCGAAGACGCCGTGATGTGAGATTGGGGAGTGCCGCGTTCCAACGTTTTGCTGGCTTCCTGACCCTTGCGGATAGTTTCCAGCGTCTTCTCTACCTTGTCAGGAGCCGGGGCCGGTTCCTTGTATCCGTATTGCTTGGCAAGCGCGTAGACAATCTGCGCTGGATTTTTGCCCGTCTGGAGTGCCTTGATGATGAGTGCATCGTTATCCCGACTCAACGCGTCCTGTGCTTCCTGTGCGTTGTATCCGAGGACCTTGTATTGCTGTAGCCTTGAATTTACAACGTGCTTAAATGCATCTGGATAGTCCGCGTGTTGCTTTTCGAACGCTGCGACCTGATCCGTAACCGCTTTCGTGATGGCTTGCTGGTTCTCCACCTGAGTACGGTTCAGAGCATCATTTTCCTGTTTTTGCTGGAAATCAGCAATTTGTTTCTGAATTCTCTCTTGCTGCTGCATGAGAGCACCCAGCGGGTCGATCGTTG